GTCCGAGGTTTACCCGCTTGTGGCAGAAGGCAAGCTCAAGGGTGGCGCTACGGCTTCGCAGGAGCCCGCCTATACGCCCCAGGAGGCCATGGGCAAGTTGAGAGCCATGCAGGCAGACCCGCGCTATCGTGACGCCATGCAGCGCGATCCAGACTATGTGCGCGAAGTTGACGCATTTGCAGAGAGGTACGGCAAACTGATTCGTCGGGGTGCCTAACCATACGTGAGAAGTGAAGCGGAAGAGGCCCAAGCGTGGAAGGCGCGGCCCCGAAAGGGATACCCGATGCTGAACACAACCGGATACCCTCCTATGCGGTCAAAAAGTACGCAACAATCAACGCCCTAGGAGGGCAAAACAATGTCTACTGACATCTCTGATGCCTTTATCGCCCAATACCTTGCCGAGGTTCACGAAGCCTATCAGCAGACCGGGAGCAAGCTCCGTTCCGCCGTGCGCCTCAAGACCGGAGTCATTGGCTCCACCTGTGTTTTTCAGAAGGCCGGGAAGGGCATCGCTGGCAAGAAGACCCGTCACGGCAACGTGCCGCTGATGAATGCCGACCATTCCACCGTTACCGCCACCCTGGAAGATTGGTACGGCGCGGACTACGTTGACAAGCTGGACGAGCTGAAGACCAACATTGACGAGCGCATGGTGGTTGCCAACGCTGGCGCTTACGCCCTTGGTCGCAAGGTGGATGATCTCATCATCACCGTGCTGGACTCTGGCGCTGGTACCACGGACACCGCCGCCACGCTCGGCTTGACCAAGGGCCGCATCCTGACCGCTGTTGAAACCCTGAACGCTGCGGACGTGCCCGACGACGGCAACCGCTTCGCCGTGCTGGGTGCTCACCAGTGGAACGAAATGTTGAACCTGACCGAGTTCAAGAGCGCAGACTTCGCCGGTACCAAGTACCCTTGGCTTAAGGGCACCGAAGCCCGCATGTGGCTGGGCATCACCTGGATGTTCCACTCTGGCCTTCCCCTTGGCAGCGGCACCCGCAAGTGCTTCCTGTACCACAAGAGCGCCGTCGGCCTTGCCGAAGGTCTGGACCTGAAGCTTCATGTCGATTGGGTTCCCGAGAAGGCCGCCCACCTGATGGACCACATGATTTCCGCTGGCGCGGTTGCCATTGACGGCACCGGCATCTACGAGTGGCAGTGTGATGACGACGAGGCTTACGCGGCCTAGAGCTTGACGAATGTGTAAGGGGCGGCGGTTTCGCACCCGGCGCCCAAAGGAGACTTACGAAAATGGCTTATTCGACTTCGACGATGCGCCTTATGGGCGGTGTCCCCGGTCAGCAGCTTTTCCTGTACCGCACTGCCGACCTTCTTTCCACCACCGTGGCGTCTGGCTACTTTGACGACGCTTACGACCACTACAACCTGTCCACTGGGGACATCATCATCGTGGTGTACGCCTTCGGTGGCACGCAGAAGCTCATCAGCCTTGTGGCTACCAACACCAGCGGCACCATTACCACGACCAAGATGGACCTTGCCTAGGGCTGGCGGTTGACGCAGGTTACAGAACATAAACTCCCGCTTGGGGTGAGGGCGTCCTTCGGGCCGCTCCCGCCCCTCGCGGGCAAATTTCGCGGCCCTGCCATTGTGCTTGGCCGGGCTGACGGCTGGGTTGATGAGCTTGACGCGGCCTTTGCGTTGACGGAGCACGAGGCACCAGTATTCGCCGTCAATGGGCACGTTGAAGACCACTACCCCGGATGCGTGTTCGAACATGAGGTAAGCATACATTGCCAGGGGTTTCCGAAGCGCGACGAGCGGCGCGCGGATGTGACCTACCACGCGGAAAAGCCGCTGTGCAACTGCCCGGAGGCCGACGTGTTTTGGCCTATCCCCGGCATGGGTGCAGGGTCAAGCGCGATGCTGGCCGTCTTTATAGCTCTCAACATGGGCTATGCTCCTGTGTACATAGCGGGCGTCCAGCTCTCGCTGTATGAGGTCATGGACGTAGGCAACGGTCAGAAGCTTATGCACGACTACCGCTTCTATCGTGACGGCTGGACCTCGACACAGCATGAGTTAAAGGGCCGCGTATTCAGCATGGGCAAGCCCGGCGACTTTCTCTTTGACCTCCTGGGGGGTGCATAATGGCGACCAGCCTGACAGAAATATTTAACAACGCGCTACAGGGGCTTAAGGCCAATCGTATCATGTCCGGCTCTGACGATACGGAAACCGCCGACATGTGCGAACAGGTGTGGCCGTCTGTGCGTGACGCTGTACTGCGCTCCCACCCGTGGAATTGCGCCATGAAGCTTGCACAGTTGCAGCAGAGCGCGACCGCTCCAGCGTGGAAGTGGGACTACGCATACCCGCTACCTGCCGACTGCCTGCGGGTTGTCGAGGTGGTTGGGGCGGACGAGAACGCACTGGAGGTGTGGGAAACCGTGGGCGGCGAGGTCCTGTGCAACGAGGCCGCGCCTGTCTATATCTCGTATATATGGCGCGAGACGGACCCGACGAAATACGACGCGCTGCTGTGCAAGGTGCTAGAAGCGGCTCTCGCTGCTGAGATAGCATACCCGTTGACGGCATCCGTTACGGCACGGCAGGCGGCACAGGCCAGCTATGAAGACCGTATGCGTGAAGCGCGCGGCGTAGACTCTCGCCAGGGGCAGACATACGGGCCTGTTGTGCCGAGCACGTGGCGGTCTGCTAAGCTTGGGGGGAGGTGGAACCGATGAGCACGGCAACGCCGGGCTTGACCTCGTTCACTTCCGGTGAACTCTCCACACGCCTCGCTGGGCGCATTGACCTTAAGTATTACGCCCAGGGGTGTGATACGCTGGTGAACTTCGTCAACCTGCCGCATGGCGGAGTGCAGCGCAGGAGCGGCTTCCGTTTCGTTCACTTGGCTGGCAATCAGTCCGCCGCGAGTCTGCTTATCCCGTTTGAGTACAACACCGAACAGTCGTATATGATTGAGTTTTACAAGCACACAGACGGCCACGGCAGGATGCGCGTGTACAAAGACCAGGGAATAGTCGTCACGGCACCGAGCACGCCCTACGAGCTGGCGATTCCATTTGAGCCGGAAGACTTTGCAGAACTGCGGTGGGTGCAAAACAACGATACAATTTACTTCGCGCATCCCAGCTATGCGCCGCGTACGCTCACTCGTAGCGGGCACACAAACTGGACGTTCGCCACGCCTACGCTTCAGGGACAGCCCGACGTGTGGGGCACGGGCAACTGGCCTTCGCGCGTGTGCTTCTTCGAAAGCCGCCTGTGCTATGCCGCGACGCCTGCGCAGCCGAACACGCTTTGGTTCAGCCAGACGCGTCAATATACTGACTTTCGTTTGAATACCCGCGAGGTGCCTCTTACTGGATGGTCAACGATTGCCATTGTGGACGCCAACGCAGACGGAAAGGCCGACGGTAAGCAAAACGATACCTTTGTGCTGCCTAAGGGGAAGATATTCAGTAGCAACGATGTTGATCTTGTCGCCGTGAAGGGCGTTACCCCGGCTGGAAGCGTGCGGTACTTCAGATACATCGGGGCGATTCGCCTAGACGCTGGTAGCTCCGCAGACAAGATCGTAACATTTAAAGACTCGCCTACCGGTGATCAGGTTCAGTCCATATACAATTCTGGCGGGACGCTGCAAAGTACATATTGGGAGGCATGGGAGCCCGGAGACAGGCGCACCAATGACCAGGGAGTGCCCCTGGCCGACGACGCCATTGAAACGACTCTGGACGCCTCGCAGCCTCAGGCCATATCGTGGCTCTTGCCGAAGGAACGCCTGTGGGCCGGCACGCGCACTTCGCCGTGGACCATCGGCGCGGCATCGTCCACCGAGGGCATGGCACCGGACAGCATCAAGGCCAGCCGCCACGGCACATGCGGCAGCGCGAACGTAGATCCGATTGATATCAACGCCTCGACGCTGTTTGTCCAGCGCGGTCAGCAGCGCGTGCGCGAAATGGCGTATGATTTTCAGTCGGATAGCTTTGTGACGCCGGATAAGAACATCCTTTCAGACCATATCCTTAAGGGTTTGGCAACTCGCCTAGTGTACGTGCAGGATCCAGACTCCGTGGTGTACGTGGCGAAAGAGGACGGCACCCTTGCAAGCATGACTTACATGCCCGAACAGGACGTGCAGGGGTGGGCCAACACCGAGACGGAGGGGAGCGTTGAGTCTATCGCGTCCGTCTTCGGGAGTGTTGACAACCGCACGGAGTTGTGGGCGCAGTTCGCCCGCGAAGTGGACGGGGCGACGGTCAGAACGATTGAGTTCCTGGAAGGCCCGCACGAAGGGGAGACTTCCGTTGATGCTTTCTTTGTTGACTCTGGGTTGAGCTATGACGGCACAAACACCAATGCTGACTATGTGTTTTCCCTAACCGGGGGCAGCTACGCTGCGGGCAGTAACGGGACTATTACCGCCACTGGGCACGCCCCATTTACTAGCGGCGCGGTGGGGTCTGTCTATGGGCTTCAGGCGTCCAACGCCGGGGCGCTGTACGATGCCACAGACCGTAGATACCGCGTTGAGATTACTGCATTTACATCAAGCACTGCTTGTGAGTGTACGTTCATTGACGCCATTCCCGCTGTGCTTCAGTCGAACGCCACGCCCGCATGGGCTGCGCTTACGCAGTCGGTTACAGGATTAGACCACCTGAAAGGGGGAACAGTACAGGTCTTGCTTGACGGAGCTGTTCATCCGGACGTGGTAGTGGCAAGCAACGGCTCGATTGCGTTGACTTCTCTTGGCGCTGTGGTCCACGCCGGGCTTGGCTACACTTCGACGCTCCGCACAATGAAGGTTGAGGCGGGCAGCGAGTTCGGCACCAGCCAGACTAAGCGCAAGGTGGTTACAGAGCTTAATCTGAGATTCTTGCGTACGGTTGGCGGAAAGGCCGGGGTTGCGAACAAAAACGGTGACAACCTAAGGATACTTTCCTTCCGTACGCAGTCTGACCCGATGGATGCCCCGCCTCCTCTGTATACGGGGGATAAGGAAATCCGTGTATCAACTGGTTGGACCAAGGATTGTCGCCTCGTGGTGGTGCAAGATCAGCCGCTCCCCATGACCCTGTTGATGATGGTCCCGGTGGTGACAACGAATGAGTAGCACGGAGCGCCGCATTCTTGGCCGCTGGGGCAAGTACACAGTGCGTCGTTTCTGCCGACACCATGCCGCCATGATTGAGCAGCGTACGTTTGATGTGAAGTCGCCGCGTGGCCCACAAGACCGTCATACGGGTATCAGCATTTTTAAGGGCCGCGAGATCGTGGCCTGCATCGGCGTGCGTGCCCTATGGGAGGGCGTGGGCGAAGGGTGGGTGCTGACGAGCCCGCTTGTTACCGAGTGCCCGAAGCTTTTCACGTCCATTACCCGGCGCGGGCTGGAATGGCTGCACAGGAATCAAGGCTATCACCGCATAGGCGCGCACGTAAGCGTCAACTTCACCGCCGCCATTGCGTGGGCCAAGGCACTTGGGTTTGACATTGAGGGCTACGCGCCCGGCTACGGCCCCGGCGGCGAGGACTTTATACACTTCGGGAGGGTCTGGAAATGAGCGGACTCGAATTAGGAGCGATGGCCCTTGGTGAGGCGGGCTGGGGCGTTGCTGCTTCAGAGGGGCTAGCTTCTGCTGGAATCGCAGCGACAACTGGCTATGCTTCCGCTGGTACTGCTGGCCTGATTGGGTCCGGTGGGCTTGTTACCATGTCGGGGCTTTCTACGGCTGGGAGCATTCTCTCTGCCGGGTCTACACTCTTCGGAGGGCTGGCCCAAGGCAACGCTTCAGACTATAATGCGGACGCAGCTTCGCGTGCGGCACTCGCCACCGAGGACGCAGCGGCCCGCAACGCCTTTGCCCTTGAGCGCAAGAACAAGATCGAGGCGGAGCAGCTTTCCAAGGCGCAGCAGCAGGCCAAGGCGCGGCGCGCGGTAGCACAGGGCACGTCTGGCGTAACTCTTGCTGGTAGTCCGATAGCCGTTGAATCCGGTGCGGCATGGCAGGACGAATTTAACCTGACGCAGATGCAGCAGACGGGCGCGATGGAAGTGGAGAACGTGTATTACAGCGCGGCGCAACAGGCGGCGAAGCTTCGCACACAATCTGCGCTTGACTCGTACATGGGCACCACGGCGCGCACAAGCGGTGCTTTATCGGCTGG